CCAAATAAACTTAAACTTTGTGTCTTCCTTGGGGTCAATCTTGCCGTCAACAACTTTGGCAACTGCTCCATGAGGAATAGACACAACTTGATTAAGTCCTATCTCTTTAAAGCTCAGGCAATCAATTTCCCCCTCGCAAATTATTACCCAATCTTTTTCCTTGATACTGTCAATGTTGTAAAAGTTTAATGCCGACCCATGACTTGTAAATCCCTTTGATGGGAAACTTCTCATTTTTGCATACTCGATAATACCATTATTGAAGTATGGAAATACTATACAATCCTCTTCTTTGTTACTCGTGGATATAAATTTTTTAGTTAATTTAAGACCTGAGGAAATAGCAGTATCTTTTGATATCCCTCGTGTTTTTAAATA